CCCGTGATGCGTCAAAAGTCATCACGTTTCGGGTGTTGGGGCCAGCAGCCACGGTGCCGAACGCAATGCCATTAGCGAATGCGCCTGCAGTGGAGCCGCTGTTTTCCCCGCCACCGAAAGCACCAGTGATATTTTGCAAAGCATCTTGCTCAACAACACCAGGCAGGCCAGCTCTGATAACCCGTCGCTCAGTGTTGATCAGGCGGAGAGTCAGTCCATTGAAAGGGCTACCTGCCAAACTGACCACACCGGTAGCGTTGACTAAAGGTGCTGTACCGGAAACCGATTCGGAAGTCAGAATGCCTGCGTTGAACGCATCACTTGCCGTCAGCTTGATGTATTTATAAGCACTGCTGGACGTTGATGGTGGAGCTACGGGAGCGTTGTCGAGCAGCTCAATTAGAGCGCCCACAGGCTGCATTGCCCATGGATCTGGGGTGGCAGATACCGCATCTGAAATTTTCTTAGCGATAGCCACCAGAAGTTGATTGTTGGCGGACTTATTCAGCGCTACCCCGGTACTCTCGACGACTGCTGAAATTTCCTCCTGAATGGCGTTTGCCCAATCGTCGGTGACCATCGTGGCTTGTACACCGCCAATCGGATCCCCATCAGTGAACCTGTGGTCGACCGTAGCTCCAGGCCCGTCAATTCTGTGCATGCGTCAATCTCCATAAGCGAAGAGCGCGATCGTGTGCGCTGGCTTCAATTGATTTATTTTGCATTCGAGGGTGTCGTTACCCCAGGTGCGCAACCTTTCCCCCACGGCTGACCGGCCGACTCGGAAGCTGGTTACCGTTACTTCGGGCGCATGGATAATCCAGGTAAAAACCCAATCTCCGTTTGTAAGTGAGTCACCTGCTCGCGACATGCCCACCCTGAACGGCCTGAATTGCTCGATCGTCACCGTGTACCCAAGCGATGCGGCGAGCTCAATGAAGTAAGCACCGGACTGCCCACCGGTACTGGTCAGCTTGGCCAGCAACGCATTTCGGCGCCCTTGCAATGTTTCCTCGAGGACGTCGGCGCATTTGTCAGGAAG